GTACGCGGTTCAATGAAGTTCGCACGAGTGGAAGTGCTAATGTACTTCGTGGGCATGTCTCCATGCAACATGGAAGGATCACACTCAAGAGAGCATTCCTGCCAAACCGGCGCCTCTACAGCGGCGCGATTGCCCATTAGGGCCATCTTGCTCATAGCCACTGCGTCATCATAGTCGTAATCAACAGCCGCATAGTAACGCCCTGCGGTTGTAGTAGGTTGCGACGGAATGAATGAAAAACGCAGTTTCTTGATCTTGTAGCGCTCAAAATGCACCGCAAGACCAGAAAGCCAAGGAAAGACAGCACCGATTGCAGGATTCAGGTCATACCCCGGGGTAGCACTGGACAAAGCCGTAAGTGCGTACCCGGTCGTCGCTCCATTCGTAAAAGTCCCGAAAAACTCGCGACGTTTCACACAAATGGAGGTCCCGTTGGACGATAGAGTTGGTGGTGAGGTTCGTGCCGTTGACTTCATAGCCACCGGCACACCACGAAAACCCTTCTCGCCACTCTTAGCCCCTGTTGGGGCACTAGATTTCTTTTTATTATTGTTTATCTTGCTCATGTTCAGTATTGGATACCAGGAACACCACCGGGACTGTTCATCCCCTCCACGCGCGCAACCGCGATCTCCGTGCAGTCTCTAGACCGTCCGCAAAAGCTTGGTACGGTTAAATTAAGGCGAACCACCGTTTTGGAGATTGAAGAAGGGAACCCAATTCGTTAGAAAAGAAGTGAAGATGCGAGGAGGGCGTGCAGTTCGCCGTCCCCAGGGTGCATACGGTCGTAATAATTCTCGATACTACGTTGAACGTCGGGATTCAAGCCAAAAGCCAGCGCAAAGCTGGTCCTAGATTCCCAAGACACTGGACCGCGGTTATCAACAGACGCCGACAACCTACCCAATCCACTGTCATCAATGGGGCCCCGCACGTGCGCGCGGAGGCCTACCGACACAGTACCGCGAACAGTCGCTCGCATCAAGCATCGGTAGAAACTAGACCAAATCGGCATGTTTCCGTATGCTGCTGTCCCAGAAACTCCGAGCTCTCGGAGATACACCGAGTACTCCTTCATGGACCAGCGCTTCAATATGGTAGCATCTTTGGATATAGCTACGTTCGGATCGCGGACCATCACCCACTTGGTGCCATCATA